TGCCTTTTCTAAGTCTTGTAAATGCGTTCCTTTTTTCCTTGCCCTAGTAATGTATTTAATAACGTTTCCCTCGTTAAAATTTAGGTCATTATCACTCACAAAGTCTATAACATCGTATTGCTGTGGGTAGTGTAATGGAATCATAATTTCTTTTTTAAAAATTTCTAATAGTTCGTTGTATAAAAATGTTTCATCATATTTGCTTTTTCCGTATAATTTTTCATTCCTATAATTTCTATTCCTGTAAGGATAATTTTCATCTAACCAAATTTCAAATTTCATTTTTCTCCTTTTTTAATTAAATAATAAAACAACCAAATCAATTTTGGTCTTATAAATTCATAACCTGCAAAGATTAAAATATATTTCATATTAAATAAAATAAGGTCTTATTGTAATAACTCCAACACTAAAGCCTAATGCAAAAGCTAGAGCTATTAAAAATCTTTCTTTAAAAGTTTTTACTTCAATAGTATAATGGTTCATAGGTAAACACAAAAATGGATTAATCCCTGCCATCATAACCATACCCATCCAATGATTATCCATTAAAAATCTAAATCCAGCAATACTATTGGCTTCTAAAACTATTGCTGATATAAAAATTATTAATAATTTCCACCAAGTAATTTTCTTTTCCATCTTACTTTTTGTTGTTACATAAACCCCAAATTTTAGGGTTTATCTTGTTGTGAAAGGTTAATTAATATTTTTTGACTAGCGCAGCTTACTTTGTGAACTCCCTCTTTTTGGCCGCAGTATTTACATATCCCATTGTGCCAAAATAATTCACAGTTATAAGCATCACTTTCTCTATTTGTATTTACCCAACTTTGTCTAAATTCACTTACTGGTGCTGTGTATCTATAACATATTTCTTTCGATGGGCAATGGTGGTCGTTGCATTTTGATATATCCATAACTTTAAATTTTAAAACATTCTGTTTTTCCTAAAAAATCTATTTTAGGTTCATTCGGTTCTTGACCGTTAAATTTGTTTACTATCTTTTCTACTTTGACGTAGTATTTACCTTTCTTTACGAATTGGTACGCTGGGCGGTATAGTCTTTGGAATTTCATATGAAGTACTTTACACGCCACGCTCCAATAACTGAATCGCTTGCCTTTGGTTTGAAGTTGTTAGGAATGTTCACAACCCGATTAGGATAGTTACGCACTTCGATGAATCTCATCGGCTCTCCTGCTGCTTGTTTAATGTTTGCTACTTGTATCATAACAACGGAAATTTCAAAGTACCTTTATATTTACGATAAGCTAAGTAACCGATTAAGATTAGGATTAGCCAAATCCACCAAAGCGATAAAATAAAAGTTCCCCAATTAAACTGCTCTTTGTAAACTATCTTAGCACTTTCTACTTTATTGACCTCAATTTCGTTTGTGAGCGAATCAACAACAATTTTAGACACTTTCTTTTCTTGAATAACTATTGTATTGTCTTGGCGTTTTTTCTTGCTTAAACGAGCGTTTTTGTACTTTGTTACTTTGCCCTCGTTGTTTGTGATTTCAATCGGTTTGGTAGTGTCAACCGCTTCGATGACAATTTCCTCTGTGGCTACGTCAAATTTAATCGACGTGCTGTCGGTTGCTGTGCTATCGGTTTTGATAACTTCGGTAACAGTCGCTGTGCTGTCAGTCTTTTTTTCTTCTTTGTTTACTGTTCGCGCGCCGCAGGATAGTAAAAGAGTTGCGAGGATGGTTAAGGGTAGTTTCATTGTAATTTTTCTTTAATTATTTTTCTGTAAATTTCGTTAACTTTTTCTCTACATTGGCCACGTTGGTAGTAAAAATTCATTATTCTTTTTATCCGTTGGTAGTTTGACTGTTTCATTACACTATCTTATAATCAATAATTCTTATGTTTTTTACTTTGTACCACCCATCTTTATCTACAATAACATGAGCAAAACCGTGATTATATCCGTTATACGGTGCGTATTCGGGTTGTAATCCGCACAAGCATCCTGTGGACCATGTGGTTATAATGTTTCCGTTTAATGTTTTTTCTGTGTGTTCCGATGTTTTGTGATGATGACCTATAATACAACTTTCCTTAGCTTTTAAAAACAAACCACGTGCAGGGTTTACGGGTGGTGCAAATCCGCCAAACCATTCATGCCCGTGTAATATCGGTAATTTACCTGCCATTGCAACCTGCTTACTCTTTACTAGCGTTACGCCAAACTCTCTAAACCTTAATATTTGCTCGAGTTTAAAATCGTCAACGCCTAATAGTTCGGGTGCTTTGAGCATTAAATAATGTTCCCATCTGTCCTCGTGATTACCTATTTTAAAGTAAATCGGACAGTTAAAAGTTTCTTGTAATTTTTTTAAAAAATCTCTTGTTTTTTCTAGTTCACCAGCTAAATCTCTTTTTCTCCTATCTTTAATAAATCGACTGGCTTGGTACATATCAATAGTATCGCCATTTAGATATACCGCATTTACTTTGTGTTCAATTCCGTAATTGATAGCCAACTCTAACGCTTTGTTATCTTGGTATGGCAAATGAATATCCGAAAGTACTAAAATGTTATTTTGCCCTTTTGGAATTATAAATGCTTCTGTTTCTTGGTAATCGCTTTCAGGTAGTTCAATTCTTCTTGCCATAGCTAGTTTTTTTTGTTCGGGTGTTCTACGAAGTATAACGGTTCTATGTTTGTTTGCATCAACTTCACCACGATAGGCACGCACACGAGAGCGCACTTGGTCAAAGTTATTAAAATCCTGCGGGTTTTCTTGAAATATCAATCTTGCTAGTCCGTTGGTTGTAGCGTTTGGAAATCGTTTGATATAGTCTATAACGATGTCTGAAATATATTTCTTTGCGTTTGCGTTGTTTTTTGAGCCTGCCATAATATTGATTAAAAACAAAACCCTCGCCAATAGCTACAAATGACGAGGGTTTCAAATATTTTCAATGTAGCTATGCGACAAAGATAAACATTATTTTGAATTAGGTTGATAAAATTAAAAATTTAACATAGTTACGGTGTAAAATACAACGCCGCTTCGTCTGCTCGTCGTTTAGTCAATCCGCTTAACACACGCCCGCCTGCTTTATTCCACTTCATAAACTCTTGCGTAATTGAAGTATCTTTTGGATTTAGGTTTACCTTGCGCAATAATGTACTTCTACCGAGTGCTGCACTACCTAAGTTAAAGGCAAACGATACAAGCGCATTAAATTGATTTTGTGTAATATTTGAAGTAACTAATTTATCAACGTCTGTTGCGAATTTATTAGCAGTTTCTTTTAGCATCCACATTGCAGTAGCTTGCGTGATTGGTTTATCCTGCATCGTTACTTTTTTACCACTAGGGTAAAATGTATTACCGTAACCGATTGTAGGAACGTTAGCAGGACACAAATAAGGCGATAACCTTAATCCCTCATGCTTTGCAATTAACTGATAACCTTTGTCGTTTAGTGTCATTTGCTGTCTTTTATAAATTCCTCTAATTGCTTTTTTACAAGTTCGTGGTCTTTTTTCAGTTTCTCGTGGTCTTTTTCTAGTGCGTTGTACTTTTGCGTTAACTCACGGTGCAACTTTTCCCAATTCTGTGATTTTTCAACTTCCTTTGCATAGGACATTTGGATATTGTTAAAGTCCGTTTGTAAGGTTAAGTTATGTTTTCGTATTTCGGAAAGTTCGGTAACGACTTCATCCATTCGGTTTTTATAAACCGTTAAAAAGTCATCATACATAACTTTCATTGTCGAAACTGCGTCCTGCCTTGCTTTTGCACGACCTCCAAAAAACCACGCTATTGGCGCACTTAATGCAGCTAAAATAGACTGCCAATACTCATAAAAAAACTGAATCATACCTAACTTAATTTAATATTCAACCCCGAATCTCTAGCGATTAGATTAATATCTTTAATCGCTTGTTGTTTGTCCTCGCTTAAACCATCTGAATACTCAAACGTTACTTCTAAGCTACAATTTTCTGAAACTGTTATCTTCATACCAAATGATTTAAAATGATTCCTAAAAATAAGAAAAATTCACTCACCCATAAATCTTTTTCGCTTTCAAACTGTTCTAACTCTCCGATAATTCTACCATACGCTTGACACGCTTCGAAAGTTAATAGCATAAAAAAACCTAAAAAACTAGGAATAAATATCTTAAACATTAGTGCTGTAACAGCGTAAGTGTCTGTAATAGTTGGCGCAAGGTATTGATAAAGCAACCAACCAAACACAAACGCAATAGGAGCGTGTAAATGCCATCTGTTTAACTTTATCTTTTGCCAACTTCTAAGGTCGTTTAATATTGATTTTAAATATTTCATAAGTCTTGAATATAAAATGTTTCAGTTTCAAAATCAAAGAACTGCGCTTGCGTTTCAGGATTATATTCTAAATCGCAAATATTCTCTATTGCTTGCTCATCTGCACCGAGTAAAACCTCATCGGTGTAGGCAAATAAAACTTTTCCCGTTATTTTGTGTATTACTGTTTTCATTATGTAGTAATTAAAATTTCGTTACAAACAATAGAATCCGTGCCGACTGCATTTTGCCCCGTAAAGATTATCCAAAAAGCATTAGCAGGGTTTAATGAAGTACTACCGTAAGCTACGGAAATGTTCCCGTTATCAATACCAACAGCAGCAACCCCGTTAGATGTAAAAGTCATCCCCGTAAGTGTGCCGCCTCTTAATGTGAAAGTTCGACTAAACTTATAATAAAACCCTTGACCATTTACAAGCTGCGCTATCTGCACCGCACCGCTCAAAGAGTTTGAAGTATTTATATACATTCTAAACGATGAGTTGTTACCGCTTGTTCCTGTTTTTTGAAAACGTGCCGACACTAGATTTATAATGTCATTTGCAGCAAAAGTATTCGCAGGAATCTCATAAGACTTCAATATTGTTTCAGTAGTTGTACCAGTAACCGCTGACGATTGAACAGCATCTTTAACTATTGTCCGTGTGTAACCTGACAATACTGAAACATTAGCTTTTAAAGCCAACGCATCAAATACAGCATTTTGACTAGGC